CCATGATTAGTTGAGTTTAAAGCTGCATTAGCAACAATAACAATAAAATCTCCTGCTTTGCAAAAATCTTCAGCACCAGCGAATACCATAGTTTCATCTGTATCAAATGTAATATTTAAAGTACCACTATAGGTTCCTGTAGAAGGATATTTTGTATATAATTGCATCCATCCATGATAAAGCTCTGTTCCAAGTGATTTTATTTTATGAACACCTGTCCATAATGATGATCCACCTATGTAAATATATTTATCAGCAGCAAACCCTTGTGCAGAAACACTATCCCAATCAAAATAATTTCTTTGTATATTTAAATAACCATGCTCATCAACAAACCAGCCATTACAATAAACTCTTGTTCCTGGACTTGCAGTTCTATTAAGGTTAGGATATAAATTATATACAGGTGCATAAGTATATTCTATTTCTAAACCATTAGTAACAGAATGCACAGGGCTTAAATATTTACCATATCTAGCTAAGCTTGCTGAAAAAGAACCACTTGTATACCAAGTACCACCTGCTGCTTCACATTCAGTTTTATTACTATAACCAGATAAGCTACAATGAGCTTCTGAAGTATTTTTTTCAACTATAGCTAGTTTATTACCTTTATTGTAGTATGCATATTTTTTAGATGCCATCAGTATCTCCTAATTCTGGTTCATATATTGACCTAGGAATACTCTTATAAAATCCATCTTCATTATCATGATTTTTACATTTAACATCTAAAATTTTAATAGCTTCTGTTGGAACATTGTAAAATCTTTTATCTTTTTCTAAATCTATTCTAACTGTTTTAGTATGTGTTTCTGATATTAAGTTTATTTCTTCTAAAGCATCTTTAATATACATTATAGCTCTACCAGTTTCACCTATACCAGATCTTTCCATTATTTCTTGTACTTTCATTATTTAGCTCCTTTTTGAGCAGGATACATAGCAGCAAAGGCTGCTTCATATTGTTGTTTTAAACTTGTTAAATTTACAGTCAAACTTTCTACAAGTTCTATGTCTTCTTCATCAATTGTATAAGTTCCAATTTTATGTTCTAATGCTTTTATTCCAGCATAAAGTACTACTAAATATTTTTTTGGTTCTGGAAAAAAACCTAAATCATCGTGACTATATAATAATGTAGCTCCACTTCCATTTACTGGTTGATTGTTAACATAGTAAGCTTTAAATGCTTTTGTTGTTGCACCAGGCAAAGGATATACATTAATTTTACCATCTTCTAAAATTGTATAAGCAGGATTGTAAGATGAAGCATAATGAATACTTGTTTGATCTAATACTTTGCTTTGTAATGATGGAGGAATAGGTCTACATTCTCTCCAATCATCATTTGTTTCAGCTTCTCTAACTACAGATATAATTGTAGTTCCATTTAAATCTAATGAATTATTTCCTGTTTGTTCAGCACTAACTCTTATAAAATTAATTGCTTCTTCAGGTTTAGCTGCTAAACATCTACTTGTTACTTCTAAAACACCATCTCTTAAAAATTCACTAATTTCAGTTTGTTTAGGTGATGATGTTCCATCTATTGTTAAACCTGTTAATCCTTCTATTTGTTCTTCAAATGTTGCCATTATTTACCTGCTACATATTTGTGATTACAAATTCTAATTTTTTTATTTTTCTTTGATTTTTTTGTTCCATAATCTTTTCTCATAGAACCAGTATTTAATACTTTACCTTTTCCAGAATCTTGTATATTTTTTATTTCTAAAATATCTGCCATAAATCTCCTTTTACCTTATAAGGGGAGAAATAAATCTCCCCAAATAAGATTATTTTACACTTTTAACTTCTATGTGTTAGCTGAAGTTGTACCAACAGCCCAACCATCTTGATCGTTAGTTACACCTTTTACCCACCATTTACCACCAGCAGACATAACGTGTATTTGGTCTCCAGCAGCACCTTTTGATGCAACTAAAGTTAACTGATCATGTGATGAACCATTGAAATCAATACCAACATCATTAGTACCTTCAACACTAACTATACTACCGATAAAGAAATCAACGCCATCCTTAGCATCAATATCAAAATCGTCAGTACCATTAGCAGCTACTAAGCAGAAAGTAAATTCAAGACCATCTTGTCCTTCAATATGAGGTAAGTTGCAAGCAGCAGCACCAGCAGTACCACCTGAAATTACAACCATTGCACCACTATCTGCAGCACTTAATGAAACAGCTGCTCCACCAGTACAATTGATAACTTTGCCAACCTTTTTATCAAGTCCAAGACCATGACCATTACTTTCTAATCCATATTGTGGAATTCCCATAATGTACCTCCTTATGACCAGATAGCGTGAGTTTCAGGACAACACCATTCCATTCCCGCTTCTGTTAAGATTTGATCCACTCTACGGTCGACACCAGAGTTCTCTAAAGTTTGAACTCCCACGTAGATTCCTGTGTCTCTGTTAATACCATTACCAACCAATGGACGATAAGCACAATATTTCATGTTAATAGCTAACATTTTAACATTAGTACCATCTAAGTGAATATTTCTTACAACATTCATATCACCATATATTGTTGAAATAGTTGTTACATCTAATCCAAGCACTTTTTTCTTACCAACCATGCTCATATCAGCTCTACCGTATGAATTACCAGAATTATCAGGCGATGTAGCTCCAGGTTTAATCATACCTACATTATTAGCAAAGTATCCAGATAATTTATGCAACCAATTGTAAACTGCTGTAGAACAGAAGAATACAGTTGAACCAGCATTGTTATACCTAGGATCTAATAAAGCAGACATGTCATCTAAGAAAGCATCTTGAGATTTGCTTGCTAATGAAAGGCTAAATGTATTACCATAAGTGGAAATAAAATCTACAGCACCTTGAGTAGTGTTATGTGCAGAATTTTGATGTCCAAAAAGTAATGCATTTTCAATATCAAACTTATGTTCAACTAATTTATCTTTCCAGATTCTAGCCCACTCATTACCTTCATACTTAAGAACTGTAGCTCTATCAGTATTATTCATAACACAAGATGTTTTGAATATTTGAGTTTGACCATGACCTGTACTATAAGGTTGATCTTGCCATGTCTCAGGATAACCAGAACCAGCAGCAAATGCAGTACCAACTACATAGCATTTAAAAGGTTCTAATACTTCTTGTGATTTAGCTGTTGATGTAAGAGTTCCATCATATCCTAAACCAGCACCAGTATCATCAGTTTTATCTACACTTGTTGCTGAACAAAATTGTACAGAACTTGCAGCTTTTAAACATGTAGCATTAATAATTGCTTTGTTTACTGTTGCACTAGCTGATGCATTAGGTCCTTGACTACTAAGATCTACAGAATTAATTTTCCATAAAGTGTGTCCAGACACTGTACCAGCAATACCATTAGTATTGTCAGAAGCATGTGGAACTTTTATGATTTGTCCTGGGATGAAGAATAAAGGCTGTGTGCCTTCAACACCTTCATAATAAGATACTACTTGACCATAGATGTTTTGGTTATTACCATTGTTATTGTAATCTGTGAACATTCCAAAAGAGTACACATCTCCTACTGCTGGACTTAGTCCTGAATCTGTTTCTACTGCTGTAGCAGGAACAGCTATACCACTTGTACTATAATCAGCTATATATGCGTATCTTTTTGTGTATGATGATCTTTTTTCAGTAAATTTGAAAGATGGGTCATCAGTTGGCTTTTTAGCCACCATACTTACGAATCGAAAGAACGGATCTTGAGCTAATGCTAATTCAGATACCATATCGCCGAAATTATATTTTCTACGTAAAGCACCAGTATTTAGCGTTACTGAAGATTCGCCTCTTTCAATAGAACCAGAAGTATAATTACTCCCAGTTACACTATTTATATCAGACATTTGTCTATCTCCTTAGTTATATTTTAAGTTTAGACAGACATAAATTTCAATTAATTGTACGTCTACCCAAACAGGTTATCAACGCCACCGTCAAATCCTAAAATATTTTCAAAGATTTCTCTATCTTCGCTTTTATTTACTTTTTGACTATTGGCTCCTGAAGCAGAAGTAGGAATAGAACGCACATTTTTCATCTGATTAAGCATTTCTTGCTTAGTGTTTTGAGCAACATTTTTAGCAGTTTTATCTTTATTTAACAAATAATGAATATCATCAAATGTCATTTTATGAGATTTAGCCTGCTCTTTAAACTCTGCAAATTCTTCATCAGACATATTGTTTCTTTGTTTAAAATCAATTTCAGCTTCTTTTCTTTCTCTAGCAACTTGAGATGCGTATGCTCTTTCCTTTTCTTTTGAAAGCATACCATTTACTCTTTGTTGTACTAGTCCATCTACATGAGCATTCATTAATTTTGCACTATCTGAATCTGGGTTTTGCATTGCTTCTTGTTGGTCAAATATAAAGTCTTCATCTAATCCTAACTTTTCTTGTATAGATTGAGAAGGCTCTCCACCACCAGTTAAATAATCACGAACGTGTTCTACTAATCCGCTATCGTTTTTCATTGCGTCAAGCACAGGTACAAACTGTTCAACTTGTTTATACTTGTCTCTCCACTTAACAGCTTCACGACTACTATCTTTGTATCGTTTTGCCCAATCTGTGCTGTTAGCAGACTGCTCTTGCATTTTGGAGCCAGTATCTTCTTGTGTGTGGGTTGCCTCTTGGGTGCCACTATTTTGATTCTGGGTTACCTCAGGGTTATCTATTATACCGCCATTAACTTCATTCTCTAGTTGAGAGAAAAAACTAGAAGAGCCTTCATTAGTTTGATCTAAAGAATCTAATGAATCTGAAGACATACCTATTTCAGGGTTACTTCCAGGTGTTTCGTTGTTTGCCATTTTATTCTCCTTATTTTGGCTTAGCTTTATATATCTGTATATTATTCTTGATTAGACCTGTTTTCCAAGTCTTTTTTAAAATTTTTCACAACATCTCTTGAACGCTCTACGGTTGTATTAGTATTGTTCTGTAAAACATTACGTAAAAGTTTTTGTTTACCTTCTGTTTCAATAAATTGTTTTTTCATCCCAGCTTTAACTTCTTCTTTCTTTTTATTTATTTCAACATCAGCTTGCATAACTTTATGTTTAATACCAGCTTGTACTAATTGTCTTTCAAGAGTTTCAATAGCTCCATCTTTATCTTTTATAGCATTTGATAAATTTTGTATTTGTGATTGCAATTGAGAATACATAGATTTTCTTTTAACTATATTTTCTTTGTTTTTAATATCTGTTTCAGCTAAAACAGCTATATCATCTACAACTCCCATTTGCATTAATTGTTTTAATTCTTCTAAATATGCCCATCTATTTACAGGTAAAGTAGAACCAGAAATAATTCTTATATCAAATTTTATAGAATTTATATCCATAGATTTACCTATTGCTTCTCCCATGTCATTATAAATAGGAATATTAATTTCTTGAACTTTGTTTTCTTGTATAGCACTAGGCTGTATAATTCTAAATCTTTTATTAGCTGTATATGTTGCTTGTGAAAATTGAATTACCAAATTACCTAACTGTTTTAATGCAGGTTCAATAGATGTGTTCATCCATTGTTTTATTCTTCTTGTCCCATATTCATCTAAAGCTAACATACCTCTATAAGTTTCACTAGCTCCACCAGAATCTCCCATCATAGAACTATATATACCTGCTAAATATTCCATATCACTTTTACCTTGTTGCACTATTTGGAAAAAAGCATTTGATAAAGGTGCAGGCATTACTGGCGTAGGTCTTTCTACTCCAGGTCTTATTGGTAATAATGCTCCTGGACTAGAAGAATATTTTTCCCAAGTCTCAGCATCAATAGATCCCTCTTCATACATCCATCTTAAACTACTACCAAGGGATGCATTGTGAACCATTATTTGATGAGCTTTATTAATTTCTTGTTGTTTTCCAATTAAAGGTGCTACTGCACTTATAGGATATGGAGTGCCTGTCCATTTATAATGAAATGGAACTAAAGGATATTCTGTAATGCTATCAGGTAACACTCTTTCATATATTAATTTATCACCAACTAAACATGTTTGTCTAATTCTACTATTGTAAAATTGTACTTTGTCTACAATATTTTGTTGTACAAGAGGATCTTTAGCAAGTACATTATATTCTTTTTCTGTTAAAATTTGATTTTCTATTTTAGAAGCTTGTGCTTGTAATTTGCTCATAGATTCTTGTGCAAATGTTTCTAACTGAGCTTTCATCATTTTCTGTGCTTTTTCTAATTCTAGATTATATCTTTCTTGTAACATACT